ATGTGGATCCTTTAATAATCCTACAGTTCTAAAATCATTATCTGTCTGAATCTGACTAGCTTCATTATTAGCAAAGTCTGTACTAATTATAATATATCTTGCATTTAATTCTTCTTTTGGATTTGACGCATGACCACCATATGGACCTATAATTGCTCGGGCAGAAGCTAGGTTAGCTGACTCCATGTTATTTGCTTCAATAGTAACATCAGCAAACGTGTAACCCGAGCCTCGCTGTAATATCTCTACGTTTGATATAGTATTAGTGCTTGTGTTGATTATTGCACGAGCTTCAGCATTTGAACCATCACCTCTGATTCTTACAAGAGGAGTGATTTCAAATGTTGATGTTCCATCTGGAGCTGAAGATAATGCATTGTTAACAGTAACAGTTTTAGTAGAACCATCGTAATCAGTAATCTGCTTAAACTCACCATTACCTACACCGCCTGTAAAATATATCATACAATTGTTATAAAAATCATTATTTCCAGAAGCTGTGCTAACAATTTTAAACACGGTTGTGTTTGTTGAAGATACGACAGATCCGGATACGTATTCATTATAATTGTTTCCACTGTTTGAAACAACATAAGCATCAATTGAACCGTTAATTGCATTAGATACAGCATTTGCATGACTTACAATCGGAATGTATGTATTCGAAGCAAACTTATCCCACGTTGCCTGAGGTATTGTATACATAAATCTCCACTGGTACCCGTCAGCAGCAGATTTAATGTACAGTGTATCTAATGCTGCAGAGACATCAGAGAACAAAGGAGTTGAATTAGATGCAACACCACCATTGTTATCAATACATTTCCATACGTGATAATCTGTACCTTCTGATGTATATACAAAATAATTATTTGAGTCTAATCCAGTTGATGTAGGATCATACATTGCATATACAGTATTATTTGTCCAAAGACGTTTTTCAATAGCCTGTGATACGTCAGAACTTGTAACAAGTTTACCAGATATCATTTCATCATATGTTTGATGTAGAGAATTTGCAATAGAAGCGTTAGGATCTGGTGTCGTAACTTCTGTATAATCTCTATGCTTTGACGTAAATACATAATATCTAGAGTTTGCTGCTTCATCTAATGACTCAACAAACTGACTAGCAACATGTACGTTATATTCTTTGTAAGTCTTACTACTCATTTACTATGCCTGTACAACACTAGATTCTATTGCTGACGATTCGTTATTTGCAAATGAATCAACTACTACTTTGCCAAACAACTTATAACCAGCAGTGTGGATGACGTCCTTAACTACTTTTTCATACTTATTTAGCTCAAATTCAGATAGGATTTGATATGAGAATGTCTGGTAAAAATCATTATCATGAATAAAATAATTCTCATTTAACGCACCGTATTTTCTTCTCCAATAACCTCTACTAATACCTGTTCCATTTGCAACAGCTGTACCTGTTACTAATTGAGTTATTCCATTTACAGTAAATGATACATTCTCACCTGTTTTAAATCTATAACCTGAATCAACAACTTCAATCGTATCAATTATTCCAGTACCAATAGTGACATTTGAGCTTATTGTTGCGTTTAAACCTGTTCTTATAGTTTCGTTCCAAGAATTAGCTGGATAGTTGACTCTTGTTGGTTCTAACGACTTATAATTATTGTTTGTTTGTAATCTATCGGTTGTAGATATTCTAAACAATTCATCAACAGAATGCATTCTTGCTGTCAAAGATTGTGAAGATGTGTTTATTGTAAGTACTTTTCCAACAGCCAAATGTGTTTGTGTGCTGTTTGTTTGAGTATCTATTAATGAACAATCAACCGTGTTTCCACTTATAAATCCTGTTATTGTATTGCTACTAAATGTAACTGAGCTACCTGTAACATAAAAGTTGTCACCATCAGTTTTCTCAACAAGGTTGCCTAATTTTAAATATGTTGTATTTGAATCAAGTACAACAGCATAATTATTTACTGTTGAGCTTTTCTCTTGTACAATTCCTTCACCAATAGCTAATGGATTAACAGCACTTGAGAATGTTATAACCTTTACGTCAGACGATCTACTTTGTCTTAGAATATCACCTTGAATAGGTGCAGGACCAGCTAGGTTGATATAATCAACTTCCACATCTCTTACATTATAACCATCGATGTATCTGTTTTGAGGCAATACAACTGGATTGCCAGAATATGTGTTACCGGTGTCATTAATAGTGAGTATTGAAATTTCTCCCAACAGCTCATTTTGAAAAGTAAGAGCCTTTTCGATCACAGAATCAACATTTGCTGATGTGTTTTTTACAAAACCATATCCATTATCAGATACGTTACTTGTACTACCATCTATAACCATATCTAAAAACGCAACATTACCGGCGTTATTTGCATTTATATAATCTGTATATACATTAGCAGTGACACCGTTTAGAATAGTTGTAATTTCAATATTTGAACCAGTACCAGACACATTTGTTATAATGTCTGCATATGTATTTGACGTCAGTCCTCTAACATACATTTGAGCATCAGCAAATGGAAATGCAATATTGTTTGCAACTAATCCAATATTTTTTCCATTGTCGCCAATATATGTTCCATATGCATATGTGTTTGTTATAGATACAGGTGTTGCATTTGCATATGTATTAGCTATGATTTGTAAATTTACAACACTACTGCTAAATGAACCAGTTGTCTCGTAAACAAACAAAGACCCTTCAGATGTGTTCCCTGAAATTAAACCAATATTACCGTTTGCAACTACAACACCATTCGCATTTAAACCAACAACCCAAGTACTGGTGTTTGCCGCATTATAAAAGTCATCAGACGCAGCTGTGTATTCAATTGTTATTCTTGGCGATTCAATTGTTTCAAATAAATCAAATGTATTGGCTGGTCTTGTAGTCAGTGGATGACTTGTAACTAAATCGTCAAACTGAGCGGATACAAATGTGTTAGATACATTATTTACTTCAAGCGTAACTGTACTAACCAATACATTACTTATTGATGTATTGGTTGAATAACCAGAACCGACACTTGTAGTAATAAAATTTGGTATGCCAGTTCCATCTTTTACAGATAAAACTCTGACATGACCATGCGTTGAAGTATTAGCTGTTGATTTTACATCTAAAGTATCACCAACAGCATAATTGTTACCACCAGCTGCAATTGTTAAATTATTTAATGAACCATTTAGTCTAATTTTTTGTGAGCCTGATTGTCCATTAGAAATTAGTTCATTACCTTGAAACTCACCTACTAGATTATCCAAGAACATAATTGTTAATAATGTTCCTTGTACAGAAGTGCCTACAATAGATGTTACATAAGCTGATGCTTTTGAGGTTTCACCAGTAATCGTTCTTCCGAGAAACGTTTTCAAAACATCTTCATCTGGTATATAACACTCAACGTATCTTGGCTTAACAAACTCAGCATCAGAAGGTCTTAAAATATGTACGTTTGGTATATAAAGATCTGCATCTTTACCATATACTAACTTAAATAATAATTTTACACACGTTTCGCTACCTTTTGATCTATAGAGATCAAGAATGTGTTTTGTAACAAAACCAACGTCTAAATTTGACACATCAGGTAATGAGAAAAGATAAGTTTCTTTAAAATGTTTAAGAAAATCACCAACACTTTGATCAACATCAATATATTCAAGCATGTTTCTTGATATTTGAAGTGTGTTGTTATTTTGTTCTAAATGTTCATAATATGCTTTTAAAAACAATGTTAATAATGGAGCATCGTCTCTATAGACACCAGGAAACTGCTGCTCGATAAAGATAGAAATAGAATTCTCAATATTATTGAGCTCAGGCATTATTCTCTAATCTCTTCAACCGTTATTGTCGTTTCATCAGGTCTTATTCTAATAATATCCTCACGCTTACCAAATACATCTGTACTGATTGTTCTACCATACAATTTAATAATACCAGATGAAAAACCACCCGTGTATGAAGTAATCGTTAGTTCTTGAATGCTAACAACTCCTTTTTCATAATCAACAGTACCTACATTTTCATTGATCACGTTAATTGAATTATTTGTAACTGTAACTACTTGAAGTACACCATTCGAGTTGTCTCTCAAAGAACAACCTGTAATTCCATTAAATGTAAATGTACCTGATACAACAGCTGGCGTCGAAAGCCCAACAAAGTCATCTTGAGTTAATTCATCAATAGGATTGTCTTTTTTTAGCTTATTATTGAATTCAATTCTTTGAGTAAATGCTTTATTAATACTTGGTGATATTTCTTTTACAACTCTTATTGCTGTAGAGTTGCTAAGTATTGATGGATCTGTTGCATCAATATCTTTCATCAGTTTACTTAATCTGAATGTTTTGAAGAACTGATCTAAATTAGTGTTGTTAAAATTAACAACGGTGCTTTCAACTAAAGATTGAATTGCCGAAGGTGTTTTTTGTGTTGCATTTTTATTGTATCTAACTGTACTCTTAACCTCAATGTTTATAAACTTTGGATCTTTCACATCTAATCTCATACCAATAGGCATTTTTGGTTTAATAAAATTAATAATTTGTTGTTTTAATGTTGTTGGTATAACATCATAAGATTGACTTCTTAATGCTGCCTTAACAACACCAAACTGAGGAGTGACTTCTTCATCACCACCAAACACAAACGCTGATGTAATATCACCAAACTCATTTAAAATTAGAGTTTCGTAATCATTTGTTGTAACAGCTCTTTCTTGGGTTGCCAACGCTCTTGGTGCAGAAAATTTAATATCATCGAGGTTTTGGAAAACGTCACCGTTCAATGCTTTTGTTACAAGTGAAATTGCTGCTGGATGACCTGCAACAGTATCTGCAGAAAAACTATTAGCACCATTAGGATCAGTTCCACTTGATAATCTATAGTTCAATTCAACAAGATTATTATTTGCAAGTCTTCTTCCAAATGTACCATTACCAAAGACAACTTTATAACTACCATTAGTAGAAGGTTCAATGAAATATATGTTAGATGTGCCCGTCAATCCAAATAAAGTGTTTGCTCTCGTATACTCACTATTTGTACTATCTGTATTTGAAGCTCTTACTTTGACTGTCAAACTTGCAATATCAACATCAAAGTTGTTAATATAAAACTGTTGTGTGTTTGATGTTGAATTAGTGTTTGATACTAAAAATGCTTCCTGTACAATTTCACCTTCGTAAATTGCAACATTACTAGCAACATACCCATTATTAGCATAAACAACTATATCAGCATTTGTAGAGAAGGAATATGTGTTGTCACCTACTTTAGATGTAAATGAAGTAAGCCTAGGAATAGTAATCTGATGTGGATTTGTTACTGGGTTAACATCAATGTTAATGTAAGCAACAGAGCTCCTATATGATCTCGGTAAGTAGTTTAGAGATTTTGCAATTGAATAAACACTATCTCTCAATTGAGCACTATCAAGGAACATTTCTGATGCAACATGATTAAGATACACGTTGTTGTAATACGTATTGTATGATAAGAGATCCATCAACACGTTTAAACTTGATCCTGTAAAATCATAATCAGCAAAAACTGCTTGACCACGCATAAAAGTAATCAAGTTACTCTTGATTGAATCAAATTCTAAGTTGGCTACCGAGAACTCAGTATTTGCTGCCATTTATCTATTCCTCGTTAATACTACACGTACGGTTACAACATCTTCGGTTTCAATAACTCCAAAAGTTACTTCAACATTAACGGAGTTTAAATCATTATCAAATGACAAATTTGTTGCAATTAAATTAGCTCTAGGTTCGTAGTTATTTATAACGTCACTAATGTATTCATCCATAACCGGTTTGATACCAGGCGTCATGTTCTCAAATAATATTGCTCTTAGATTAGAACCTATTTCGGGATGAAAGGGTCTTTCATATTTGTCCGTAAGTAGCAAATTTCTTACTGATTGTTTTACAGCTTCTTCATTTATTTTTTTATTTAACTGACCCGTGACAGGGTGTACACTAAAGTCAGCAAAAAAGTCGGAATACTTTTCAATTCTTCTTGTTATTTCTGTTACTTGTGCTACTTTACTCATTTTTGGTAACTCGTTTTTATAACTTGTTAAAACTTGAAGGAGGCCTTACGCTACTAGGTAGTGATGGTGGCTTTCCTTTTGACAAACTGTTTAATGCTTTTGTAAATTGACCAAAGTCCTGTTGTACCTTTTCTCTAGCTTGCTGTATGAAATCTTTAGCCTTAGAACCTGGAGGAACTACAATACCTTGATCGTCTCTTACCTCTTCTGTTGGAACACCATCAGCATCCACTTCAATATCTCTTAAAGCTGGTACTTGTTCAATGTTAACAGGTGCTCCTGTTATAGTATCAATACCAATCTTTCTAGCTATGGTTGGATTGAATCCTGGTGGTGGTAATGGTACTTTGAATTCTCCTTCTTTCACATTTCCTAATGTTTTTGCAGCATCTTGAGCTAACTTACTAAATTGTCCCACAGATTGGTTTAACCCTCCAACTGCTTCCTTTATTTTACCAGCAGCTGCCTTTCTTCCTTCTTTGTATGCAGCTTCAAATTCAGCAAAACTTGCATAACCACTAGCTGTAATTTCTTCACCGTCCGGTCCCTCAACCTTCTCCCAAACAATGTTTTCTCCAGTACTTTCATCAAAAGAAACAGCTGTAGGTATTGCTTCTTTAAAAGTATTTATCACTGATCTTCCAGCCGACATTAATAAACCATTATCACCAAATATAGGATTACTTTTAACAGGAGCCATACTTTGCAATTCAATTTCATCTGGCTCAGAATCATCAGTATCATCAGCCACCGGTGCAGTCGCTGGTGTTCCTAGTTTTAATGCGACGATTTTTTCACCAATTTGAATACCATCATCATCAAATATGGCTTCCTTTTTAAATTGAATGTTTGGAATTAGTTTACCAAAATCTGCACCCGTTGGTAAACCAATATCAGCAGAAAGCTCAACAGGAAAGTTTAACTTTTTAGCCTGACTCAAAGCACCTGAAATAGGATCAGCTAATAAATTTCCTACATCCTTAGCAGCTGATGTTAAATCATTTGCTAAGGATTGTATACCCGCATCCAAGCCATTTAAATTTGGTAACTCAAAACTTGCCTGGAACTTATCTGTCAATCCACTTAGAGAATTACCTGTACTCGCTATTGCATCGTTTAATTGGTCACCAAGTTGCGTTGCAACTCCCCCCAAAGAGTTTGCAATCTCTTCTTGCATTGATATCAAATCAGGTTTAAGTTGATTTGCTTTTGCAAACAAACTATTCATAGAACCTTGTACAGCCTCTTGAGCTCCAGACATAGTAACTTCTAACTGCGCAGGAGTTAAACTAGACACATCCAAATTTGCAACTTCACTTGCTTTAGCTGCTAAAGTATCTTTGATCTTCAATAACTCAATATCTTGGCCTGTATCTTTTAAACTATTAATTAATGCTGTTGGATCTGGAAAAGCAACCATTTATTACTCCTAATGACTTGGCGCTGCAGGTGTTGCAAGATCATCACAATTATTATCACTTGTTCTTGATGGATCAGAAGGACAACTATAGTCAACTCCAGCCTTATGCCTGTTGTACTTATCAGCACCTGTCATTTCTTTCCAAACGCCAGCATGATCAAATTCATTTTGTCCAACATATTTAACAACATATGTGCTTGAGAAAGTTTCATGGGCAGCACCAGCGATTTTCTTTTTGTATGTGCCTCCAGTTGTTAAGTCATAATTAGTACCAATGTTAAGATCCATTTCCGCATCAGTATCAAGATTAAAACTTGCTGCTGTTTGAATGTTAACATTCGATGTAGTCTTAATAGTCAATCTACCTGTATTAGATGCAACTCTATTAATATCTGTAACACCAGGAGTTCCTTTAGCAGCATTAGCTGTAGAGCCAACAATCAGGTTAGTATTACCACCTGTAAACATAGTAAGAGAACCACCAATCGTTTCTCTTTTCCATCCATCAATATTAACAAACACATTGGAAGATATTGACGTGTTTGAAGTACCAACAATCTTTTCTTCGTTCGTTCCTTCAATGGTTTTTTGATAGTTCTTTGTTATTCTTTTTCTTTCATTGCCATTAATTTGTGTAGCTTTATCAGTAAGAATAACCTTTTGTTCATTACCTCTAATTTTAGTAACCATATCACCATCAACTCTTAGATGGTAATCACCCTTGACTTCTTGGTACATATTTTTTTCAACAAATAGTCTTACATCACCTTTAACAGTAAGATTCATATTGCCTTCAACAACAACATGATTGCCTTTAAGATAGATCT